CTTGTCGCCTCGCTGAATGTATTCTGTGATTCCCGCTGTTGCCTTCTCGACATCAATCCGGGCTGTGTTCGTCGGTAAGACAATCTCGTTGTCCGTCGTCGGACTTAATGAGACTTTATACTCCCGATTAAAGTTCCACCCAGCAGCCTGAACCTCTCGGGAAACCTCATCGAGAACCGTCTTAGCCATGATGACATCAGCAGTCTGTGATGCAGCGTCCAGGGTATTAACCGGGGCTTCACCAATCACACTGAGCATCGTGTTGACGGCTTCCAGTTTGGTGGTAGCTGTGAGTGCCATGGGAGTTCCTTAAAAGAAATAGGAGTGACCCCCCGAAGGGGGCCACTCCCGATGTGGCCGGGACATTGGCCTAGAATTAGACAGCCAGTTCCACGAGAGCTTCGTGGCGAAGGATGTCATGGCCCATTGCGTATCGAGCGACCATCAGGGTGCCCTGACGCTCGACTTGATACTCACTCTCGACTGAGAGATCCATGAGCTTGACTGTGCCAAGAGCGCTTCGCTGGAAGACGAGACCCTTGGTGATACTGCCCGCAGTGCCTACGAAGTCGTGAGCACCTGAAGCGGAGCCGAGGTCGCCAGCATCCGGGGTCCAGTCTGCCGATGGCAGGTGGTTGGACTTGAGGATCTGAATACCAGCAACGCTCAGAACAACACCGCCAGCGAGAGAACCGTTGCCATCGTTACCGTAGTCACGGTTGATAGCATCTTTGTTCTCTTCGACCAGAAGGTAGTATTCTGCCGGAGCAAGGACGCAGAAGCGATCATTAGATGGTACATTTTTCTCATCTAACGTCTGCGCCGCATCGACGATACCAGCCAACAGGTGAGCCCCGTTAGCGGCATCTCCGATATCAATCTTAGTACCGAGGTACTTAGCGACACCAGTATTCGCAAAGCGATCTGTGGTAGCACGAGCACCCGAAAGACCATAATTGATCAATGTGGTATCGGCTGAATTAGCCAGGGCGAACCCCATCTGACGCGTGTATTCGGAACGCACGTCATAATAGTTTTTAGCTTCATCAATGTTAGCGACGAACACGCCGGAAATCAGCAGATCATTGATCGTGACTGTGATATCAGCGTGGGCCACTGGGGTAAGGTAATCGTTAGAACCGGCATCCTGATCTTCGATGATCGACTCACCAGGAGTGTGGTAACGAGCATTAGCGGTTCCGACAGCCGGGAATTGGGCTGACTTGCCGCTAGAAATGGTACGCACTGTATGACAGGGCATCATCACGTTTGCTTCCTCGAAGGTAGCCAGAACTTCTCCGGCCCACTGTTTCAAGAAAAGAACATTTTGATCCCCAGCATTGTCGAGCATACCTGACCGCGAAAGTTGCATAGCCATAGTGGTAGCCTCAAATGGTTTAGGGTTAGAACGTAGGTCGCGTTCACAACGCCTCGGACCATCAGTTGTCCGCCGCAGCGGGCCGATTCCTAATTCGTAGTTACTCTTGCGACTTAATCGACCCGGTACACCCACCTTCCGGGGGGTCTACCGAGTTACTGGACAGCTCCCACAAGGAGCCCTTCCAGAAATAGAGATGACCCCGAATAACGGGGCCAAATCTCACAAGTCCCTCTAAGTCAGGGACGACGACTTATTAACTTCAACTCAAGAACGCATGCCTGGGAGTACCTTAGCCAAGACAGGCCGAAGCACTGCACCGGCAGCGAATGAAACAACACCGACGAGAATGCAGAACCAGATAGTGCTCATTGTGTGAGCTCCTTCTTCTTCTTATTAAGAGCTTGCCGGACAATCCGGTAGGCATATGCCATAGAGATTGCAGCTGACGCCACCAGGACAGGAATGAAGATCCAATCCGCGTAGCGAGCAATCGTGTAATTCAGGATTACAAGCAAAAGTCCGACGCCCAAGGCTCTGAGGCCAAGAGCGCCTCGCGTGATCACCATGGCAGCAACGCCGCCAAGGATGCAGAGCCCCCCAAGCCAACTGAGAAGATCCAAAGCTCCCATTGCTTGCTTGGTATGCTCCCAATCAGTAATGCTCAGACCGGGAGGCGGGGTCGTCAGCGCCTTGTGTGACGACATGCAGCCGGTCAAGACCGTACACATCGCCATCATGGCGAACATTTTGATAGTCATTAAGGTAGGTTTGAAACGGCGAGGCGGTTGGTTACATCCGACCGATACGCTGAATCACTGTTGTAGCGAGGGTCTTTCATGGCAGATGTAACTTCTGCCCAAGACCGGAAAGCATTTGAAGAACCTATAGAGCCTGTCTCCCCGGCGAGGAGGTTGGGCCTGCCCTCGGCCTGCTGGTAGCGAGCGTAGAGACCCTGGATGTTCATCATGATGGAGTTGTGATCTCCAGAGTTCATGGCATCGTTGTAGGCGTCAAGCTCCGCGTCCGAGAGGTTCTCGCCCGCCCAGCCTGAAAGAGACTCGTAAGCCTCTTCACCGCCAACAGCGTTCAGGAACTCAGACCGGGACTGAGCCATCAGGGCTTTTTGCCCGGACACATACGCTTCCACAAGGTCACGAGGAAGACCACGGGCCTCCAAGTCGGTATAAGTCTCATCGGAAAGGTTGCCGTCTTGCAACACAGCTTCGGAATAGCTTTGCAATTCATCTTGAGACACGAGTTGACCTTCCGGCCCCGGCGACACTTCATCGTCTTCGGACACCTCGCCGCCCTCTGGAGGCAGACCTGATCGCAACCGCTCCAGTTCCATATACGACTTCGATAGCGCTTCAACATCGACGGTCCCATCTTCTTGGATAAACTTGTCGGGAACCTCGTAGGAGTGTTCCTCGGGAGTTTGTTCGGTTTGCCCTTGCGTCGAGGCTTCCGACTCATCCTGGTACTCCTCGTGCAGGGGTTGATCTGGCGCATTCGGGCCAGCCACCTCACCTGCTACTTCTATACGTTCTGCCATGTCCCTAAGCTCCTTGCTTCATTGACTCGACACCCTGTTTACTCAGGGAGTCTATAACTTGCGGCCCAAACTGCTGTGCCGCCTGTAAGAATTGTGCTTGTTGTTGTTCCTGCTGAATCTGTTCCTCGGACTTGATCAGCCCGTCAGTGTCGATTCCCAAGGCCATAGCCCGGCGATCCATGTATTCACGCATGTTGACGAACTGCCCCAGGACTTCAGGGCCTAAGAGCTGTCCAATGCCGACCAGGAACTCATCCATCTTGTTGAGGTCATTCCCGCGACCCAAAGCCTCGATGCCTGTAATGATAGCTGGACGTACCAGATCATCCGGGAGTGTCGGAAGGCGGTTATCTCGCTGCATGTGATCCATCAACCTCTCCACGAGAGGCATCTGGAACTCTTGGCTGAGGACGCTGTAGATACCACCGAGCTGGCGCTCGATACTCTGCGTCACCAACCGGACTTCCGCAGCCGTCACCCTCTCAGCGTTGCGGATGGCGTTGTCAGTTAGAAGAAACGCATACGACAGACGATCTTGAATCGTCTGCACTGTTTGGAATGCAATCGAGAGATCCGAGGCTTTATTGAGTTGGAGTACCGATACATCCCCCGCCGAACCTTCAACAATCGCACCATTGGGAGCCTCCGCGAGTACCCGAGGGCGGGTAACGCCGTTAGGAGCCACAAGAAACAGAACCTTCGCGGCGGCGGCTGACGCCTCCACGATGGACATCATAAGGCTCTCAAGACTTCCGAGATCCCCTATGTACTGTTCGACGTAGCCCCGGCCATAATCCTCACCATCCGTGCGGTTCATTCGCAAGACGATGTACGGACTCTTCTCCCCGTCAAAGGTGCCTTTTGATCCGGGGACAATACCCCCACTGATCTCTTGAAATACCTCAATCTTCCCGTCATCGCGGGTTTTGATACAGGTATACATATCAACCGTGCCATCCTTGGATTGGGCATCGGCATGAGGAGCTACCATCTCCTTTGCGGCCTTTGGAAGCAAGTCAATCGAGATGCATTCCTTGGTAATGATCATGCGAGGATTACCCATGGGATCACGCTTGCAGACGTAACGATCCATGTGAAGAACCCGCATCCCTCCATCTTCAGGGAGATGGAGAAGGACGTTGCCTGTAATGATCAAGTGTCGGAGGGCTTCAAACGCCTGAACCCTGTAAGCCTGGGTCTCAACCTCCGACATGACAGCCCGCTCGATCTTGGAAAGAGCTCCCTCGATCTGAGTCTTCATGTCCGCACCGCCGCCCTGGCTTTCCAGCTCACTCATAGCCGCCGGGTCAATGACCAAACGGAAGAAGGGAGCGTTAGGCGGCAGCAGTGACAGGAGCAAGGCACTGGCAAGGTTGTTGACACCCCTGGCCCCTACGCTTTGGTAGGGCGTTGGCAGCTTGCTGTGATGTGAGTGACCCTCATCCGGCATGACGGTGGGAATGGTCAACTTGGACGCATCCCGGGCCCGTTGGATGTAGGGGTCACGGTCTGCACATAGCTTGGTGTACAGACTTTGAGCCGCTCCAGTGGTGTTCATATGTTATGCCGGGTAGTTCATACCCGATCCTGTGTAGGGGATTCGGAGGCTCGACTTCCCACGCTTACGGCGAGCTGAAAGGCTTTGAGTACGAGCCGCAATATCTTCAGCAGTATTAGTCCTGGGGGCAGCCGCCACGCTCTCAGGAGCATCCGAGGCGGGAGGTGGAGCCTTGGGTGGGGGCGGAGCCGCCATCTCAGGCATCTTGATAATCTGCGGGGGCGGAGGAGGGGGTGGTGGTGGTGGGGGTGAAGGGCGGTTGAAGACGCACATATTTACTCTCCAAGGATTGTTTCGTTTTGACGTTTGTGATGCTCGACAAGGAAGTCCACGACCGCCCGTTGACCTGCACGGAACCAGACCATGCGCTCCGTGTCGTCTAGCCGGGGGCACTGGACGGGAAACATCTCATCCAGAGCCTTCACAAGAACAGTTGGGATCGAGGGCAAAGTCTCCATAAGATTCAATGCCTCCCTTTTTGACCCTGAGAACGCACATAAGCGGCGAGCAGACAGATGTAGTTAATCACGTCAATACAGGTGTCCTCGAAGCTCTCATCGGAGACCTGAAACGTCCCAGTCTTACAGAACCCGGAGAGCCTCTTAATCTTGTCGGCCAACCGGACCATAAAGCCCTGTTCCGTCGTCACCCCCAGCGCCATGGACTCTACGAACATGAAGTTTTGAAAGGGGTTCGAGCCGTCCTCGCCTCCTGAGTAGTCGTGGTTCTTACGCATCGAGAGTTCCAGGGCTTGCTTGCACATCTCCCGATGGAACTTGAAATACCCCTCGCGGGTCATTACGGGGCGTCTGGTTGCCATAACTTCACCTCCTCTGTCATTGGGTTCCACTCGCCAAACCGGAGAATCCGGGCCACCCGAGCCTGGGCAAGAGCGAACTCCTCTCCGAAGCCTGCCTTCTCGTAGGCTCCCACCACCTCATCCCATGTGCCTTCTTCCAGGATCTTCTCAGCCGTCACAGGCCCGACCCTCGGACATCCGCTATATCCATCCGTGGCATCCCCTGTCAGGGTTTGAAGGAGATGCTGCCGGTCAGCTTCCATCTTCGTGATCTTTCGAAGCTGCCCCGTGCAGGGACGGTAGACCCGTCCGGGAATAGTCTGCATGTCCTTGTCGTCACTGACGATGATCGAGTCATCGTCGATCAATATCCCCATGACATCATCAGCTTCGAGAGTCTTGAACGATACGGTCTCATAGACCTCACCCAGCCACTCCCGGATGGGGACGTAGATCACAGGCTTCCGCTTGCCCCGGCGGTTGGCCTTGTAGGAATCCAGGACTGAATGCCTCCAGTTGTTCTCCGGGTCCGAAAGGGTAATCGTGACAGCGTTGGCATCCAAAGTTTGCTTCAGATCGTCCACCTCCTGGGCCACCATCTCCTTTGCCAACTTTGCATCCGCAGTTAGCGACCACCAATCATTGCCCCAGTGGATAGGTTCCTCCACAGCAGAGGTAACTTGGTAAAGCAAAATGTCCCCATCAATAAGAAGGCGGGTCATTACTCATCTCCTTCGTTGGCTATCACCATTAACCGCCCCAATTCAATCATGCCTAAACAGCCATGGAATGGGCCACAACATGCAAAGAACATGGCGTCCTCATCCGCTGTACGGTTGGCCGTACCTACGAAGACCATCGTGTCCATTCGCTTCTGAATCTCAGCCAGCAGCTTCCCGGTGGGGACGAACTCAAGCGTCATTATTCACCTCGTACTTCCCCCATCCATAGTCTCGGTCCAGCCCGCCCTCTTTCTCCAGATACAGCGAGGCCGTCTGAGGCAGCTCCTCTTCAGGGATCACCCACATCCGTCCACCCTTCGTGACAGCCACGAGTAGATCAAAGTCTCCGGGCTGGTAGGTCTTAGGCAGGGCACATCGTAAATACTCAGAGGTGTTCTGTTTCCATTTCGAGGCCGTCTTGACCTGGACTCGTTGAGTTTCTCCCGACCGAACAATAACGAAATCACAGGGGCTCTTCCCGGTGGGAGGCCAGAAGACCTCCCAACCCTGCACGGCAAAATAGGCCGCAGCTTTGTACTCACTAGCAGAGCCCGTTCGGGCGTTTGGGTGCATCTGAATCCCTTCATCAATGCGTCTCCGCCCATGTTTTGCCTACCTTGAACTCTCCCTCCAGGGGGCATCGAAACTCGAACAACGTCCCTGCTGCTCGAATCGCATCCACAGCCAGTTCTCCCACCATCTCTGCATCTGATTTGTGGGCTTCATACTGGATCTCGTCATGAATATGGGCCACCTGACAAACTCGTAGACCCGCTTCTCGGTGGCAGTAGCGGGCGAGGACCGTTGCCTGTTTCATCAACACGGCACCGGCAGATTGTAACAAGGCATTCAACGCTGAATGCTTGGATCGAATAGGAATCGGACGGCCATCGAGGCCAACCAGATAGTCCCGATTCTCCAGCGTCTTGGTGATGGAGTCCTTCAAGTGCTTGAGGGCAGGCATCTTCTTCAGGAACCGGGCCATCAACCGCTGGCCGTCTTTGACATCACCGCCCACGATGCTGCCAATCTTCTGGGGACCAGCGCCGTAAAGCCATGCATATATGAATGTCTTCGCCTCATCCCGATCCTTCAGTCCCGCCGCCTTCTGGTTCGCTGTGTGGATGTCCCCCTTGTCAATGATCTCTGCATAGATCCCTCCATCAAGCGGCGCGAGGTAGTGAGCAAGGCATCGGAGCTCCAAGCCGCTGGCATCCACGCCCACCAGGATGGAGCCTTCAGGAGCCCTAAACAACTCACGACACTCCTTGCCATAAGGGGCGTAGGACGCGGGAGTCTGGGCCACGTTCGGGCGGGAATGACTACATCGTCCGGTCACAGTGCCGTTCGTATTGACCCGGCCATATATGCGGCCATGATCCTCCAGCTTCATCCACGCCTCTTTGCCTTCCGCTAACTGCCCTATCCGCTTGGAGATCGTGAGGTAGTCCACAAGCAACTTCGCTTCGAGATGTGGTAAGGCTTTCAAGATCGACTCATCAACCTGGGGCTGACCGTTGGGCGTGAAGACTTCAGGCTTCCATTGATACTTCTCAATCAGGCACCGAGCGATCTGCTGGCGACTGTCCGGGTTGAACGGAATCTCCTTACGCTTGGCTGGACCCTTCGCTATCTGGGAGTCCTTGAAGCCCGCCTTCTTCGCCGCCGTCTTGGTCAGGTACTTCTGATCCTCAACTCGCCAGTACGCCGGGGTCTTCATGATCTTCACAGCAGGGGGGAAGGCGGAGACTAGCTGGGTCTTCAACGTCTCACGACTTGTGGACAGTTCGGCGTACAACTCTATGGCCTTTTGGATGTCAAAGCCGATACCCTTCCGCTCCTGCTCGTAGATTGCCCATGCAAACTCGTGTTCCAACTGGACAGCCCGCTCATCTATGTCTTGCTCTGCCACCCTCTCCCAAAGCCGTTGGGTGACCAGAGTGTCTTGGATGCAGTAGTCAAGCATCTCATCGTTCAAGGACTCCCACCCGCCTTTGTAGTCCCCCTTATGCTCCCCGAGGCGGTGACCCCAGGCCGCGAGGGAGTGACTGCCGACAAGGTTCTTAGGGAACCCCGAAGAGTAGTTCTGAAAATCCCGGTCCTTCTGGTCTGGAAAGGCCAGCCTCGCCATGACCATCGTGTCCCGTACCAACCCCCCAGGAGTCCACCCCGGATAGAGCTTGCGGATGGCTTGAATATCGAAAGCCATCGCATTGTGTCCAATCAGGAGATCCTGATTCTTCAGGAACTTCAGCCCATCAACCATGTTCTCCTTGGTGTAGTAGGTCACGTCAGAGCCTTGACGAATGACCAGGCAGTGGATGGACTCCAAGCCCTTCAAGGTGCGGAAGCAATCAATAGCCGTGGTCTCGATGTCAAAGATGGTTGGGGTCATTGGTTGCCCTTGTGGATCGTTTCAGCTGCAAGAATAGCCTCTCCAATCAGTTGAGGTATCTGGGGGACTACGGCGTTTCCGAGCTGTTTAAGTCGGTCCACCCGCTTGGGAACCCCATTAGCCACTCGACCCACGTTGGGTTCAATGCACCACTGGTCTGATAGTCTTCCCGTGAGTGAACCTCCCTCCCCAGCAGGCTGTTGGGCGGGACATTCTTGCAAGCCTGTGCGGAGCCATCCTTCCAGTCGCGGCTCGTTGGCATCGGCCACATACGGACAGCATGGCACAACATGATCTGTCGTTTCTTGTCGATCCGGTTCTGCACCTTCTTGGTATCGCTCTTGGCATCGGAGGTCATTGGGGTAGGCCACGATCCAGATCCGGTCCCTCTGGTGAGGCGCGCCAACGGCACTAGCGGGTATGCAATGCCATTCAGCGCAATACCCGATCTCGCTGAGATTTTGTAAGACCAAGGCAAGCCCGCGAGATCGAAGGACTGATACATTTTCAATAATTGCCCACGCTGGCCGTACATCTCGGATGAGTCGAAACATCTCCGACCAGAGCCCGGAACGCTCCCCGATGATTCCTTTACCCCTTCCGGCGGAACTGATGTCCTGGCATGGGAATCCACCCGCGATGACTGTTGGAACAATCCCATCTGATTGCAATCTTTCAACCGTTAACTCCTTTACATCCCCATATACAGGGACACCGGGCCAATGCTTCTTGAGAACCAACTGGGCTTTCTCATCCAGCTCGCAGAACGCAACCGTCTCGAACCCTCCGGTCCTATCGAGTCCCAGGCTGAAACCCCCGATGCCTGCAAAGAGATCAAGAACTTTATGCTTCACAGTTCATCCGGGCTCAACAGCCCCTCCTCACACAACCACTCACGAATCACGGGATCGTCAATCAACGATTTCCGTAGTTTCCTCAAAGCCTGATAGCAGACGCTCTGAAGGTGCTGGCGAGAGTACGTCTCCCCAGTTGTTACCTTCAGGTAATGAGCGATCTGCTCCCAGTTCCAGCCGCCCCTGGACTCGAACCCAGTAGGCGTCTGTTGCAGCTTTCCAAGAGCCACGCGGCCCTCCATTCCACGTCCTTGCCATCGTTTCGTAGTCATCGTTTGGAGCCCATCTATCGAGGTACGCCCAGAAGATTCTCTTTGCGTACTCCAAGTTTTTACAGTCCTCGTAGCGCCCTCCAATCGCTGGGTCGTGTTCACAGGCATCCTGCCAGCAAGCACGCGATATCTGGAGAGGTCCGATAGACCTCCCCCCGTCCCCCACCGCGTTCGCCGGGTCGGGGTGTCCTCCAGTCTCCACAAGCCGTATGGCTTCGCAGAGACTAAAAGGGAACGCTATCCACATCTTCTTCATTCCACTCATGCAAGCGTCCTGAGACTGGATCGTATTTAACGTGACAAGCAACGCCGGTGTCCCCGGTGTATCGGTTCTTGAGGACTCGAAGGCATGTAATATGTTTCCGCCCTTCGTCCTGTTGATCCCTCTCCAGTCCAATACAAATGTCACTAAGCTGAGCAATAGCACCGCTACCGCGCAGATGGCTAAGAGATACATGACCACCTTCTTCATGGCTTCGTCCTTCCGGGCGTTTGAGATGTGAGACGATGACGAGGGCGATCTGAAGTTCCTCGACCAATGACCGGAGGCGGGTCATGGTGTTGTCTATCAGTCGCCGCTCGTCACCATCTCCAATGCCTGAGACCACGATACTCAAGTGATCCAGGAACACATGGGTACAGCCCATCCCCCGAGCCATATATCGAATACGGCTCAGGAGATTGGAACTGTCCAACGAGCCCCAGTGGTCGTACAAAACCGTGCGACCATTGCCCACCGTGGCTTCAAAGGCTTCCCTCTTGCTCTCTTCGGTGATCTCTTCCTGATGCCACCGAAAGGGGGGAATCTCCATGTGCAAACCCATCAACGCTTGAGCGGACTGTTTGACGTTCTCCTCAAGGGAGACAATGCCAACACGGTAGCCCTTGTTCAGCAGCCAGAACTGCCACTCTCGACACACGCTACTCTTCCCTAATCCAGTGCCACTTGAGAGCGTCACAACTTCCCCCTGACGAATCCCATAGGTCTTATCGTTCAGTCCGATCCATGGATACTCAACACTCTCCTGATCAGACTCCTCGATGATGCGTTCCCAAAGTTCCTCGCCGGGAACCACGCCATCAGGCCGATAGGTCTTTGCCTCCCAGATTGCTGAGATCAACTCCTTGGTTCTCCCAGCAACCAGCATCTCGTTGGGATCGTTGAGGGGGAGGGACGCAATCGCCGCCTTCCCTGGCGATAAGAGCAAAGCACAATCTACCGCCGCCTTCTGTCCCGGCTCGTCCTGATCGAACATGAGGACGACGGTGTTGAAACTCTCCAACCACTCTAAGTGTTGGCGGATAGCTCTGGCAGCACCCGAAGACCCTGAAGGAACAGAGACCACGGGCCAACGATTGTTCTGAGCCTGCGAGACCGATAGTGCGTCGATCTCCCCCTCAGTGATCACGATCTTCTTTCCCCCCTCGCCCCATAAGTGCTTCCCCCAGAGTCCCAGGCCACGCCCTTCCCCAAGAACGGAGAAGGACTTGTCACGGGTCCGCACCTTCTGGGCGACGATCACGCCCTCTGCGTTTCGATAGTTGGCGACCTGGACTGGCTGGCCGTTGTGGATGCCAGTCCCGTAGTTGAACTTTCGGCAAGTATCCTCGGTAATCCGTCGCTTTGCCAGCGGCCCATACTCCGTGGGGATTAGCCCGGTCGGAGCTAACTCTTCCCGAACTTCCACGGACTCACCTCCATGTTCGTAATAGCCACAGCCAAAGCAGTACCCATGAGAGTCAGTGTATCGAGCGAGGTTGTCTCTGCTCCCACATGACGGGCAAGGTTCGTGCGATACGAAATCGCTTTCTTGTTCATCCAAGGACATAGCGAGCATACGGCTTCCCCGTCGTGTCCTCTTTCATATTGGTTTCAATCTCGTAGCCTTGGTTCCGCAAATCCTTAACTCTCGCGGCGAGGCGGAAGATGCGGTAAAGAGACATGGCCTCCAGCGCAGAAATCGAACCCTTCATTTCGAGGTGTCCCAGAATCAACTGAGTCTGGGAGAGTTTCTTTCTTGTCCCGGCGAACAACTCCATCTGTTTCACCATTGTCGTTCTCCTCGACCAACAGGTCGATAAAGCCCTCTCCTGGTGCAAAGTCCTTATGAGCACAGATATGATCTATCTGTTGGTCATCCTCCCAGATGTACCCGGTGCAGCAGTCGAGAAGCAGTTTCAGAAAGTTATCAATGTCCCCCCTGGGGGCCGTGAGTCGTGTGGTCTTAGGCTTCTTAGCCGAGAACACGACCCAGACCCGTAGCCTCCCACTCAGTGGTACGGCGGGGAGAAATCCCCCCTCCCGCATTTCACTAAGGAGAGCCACCGCATCCGAGCGAAAGGCTTGATGCCGCTTCCCGTAGTACGTACCGAATCTCGATACACGCGGGCGGGAAGCTGGCACAGGGTTGACGTTGAGACGCAGTGACAACATTAGAAGTCAGTGGCCTCGAAGTCTGTGAGTTCTTTAGCACTGAGCACCCTAGAAGCAGTCTCAAAGCCTTCAGAGGCTTCAAAGCTACAACGGGCGGAACCCTTGTACTCAACAAGTTCAAGCACCTGAACGCCTTTGAGCCGAAGCGTCATCCCGACACCAAGGGCCGGGACAAACCAAGTGTAAGGATCGAACTCGATAAGAAGTTGCGAGCCACTCCCGATGTTCTCAACCATCGGCTGAACCTTCGAGTCAACCAAGACTGGCCGCTGTTCCAGGCCCCGCTTGGTCTTGGCAGGAAGCTTGAACCTGAATAGGTAGTTCCCGGTGGGTTCCCCCTCTTCGTCCGTCTCTTCCGTGAACGGGAGGTCAGCCTTTTTAAGTTTCGGTTTCTTTTTGTCCTTACACTCCGCCTTGTAGGCGTCGTCCCGAATCTTCTCCAAGACTGTGATCAGTTTCTCACTAGCTTCCGGGTCCAACTGTAGCTGGGTTTGATAAACACCATCCTCGTTAAACTTCGTGTCCGGTTCGTTAAGGTGCGGGAATACCGCTATGCCTCGGGCTTTCATATTTGGCATGGTCATCTCCTTGTGATGCCTAAGTGGATTGATTTAGGAAAAGAAATACTCGCTTTCCCTGACGAGCTGGATGTCCAGTTCCCCCCGAGCGGGAGGCTCTGGCAATGTAACTCCCATCGGCAAGTAGTGGGTGATCTCCTCCAGAAATTTTTGCATCAAATCTTCCTCGAAGATTTCGACCACGCTGTCGAGAACATTCGCCCTCATCATCGGCATGTCTTCAGCCAGGCACAGGTAAGCGTCATGGATTGAACACTGAGATGTCATCCCCTGAGAGGAGTTCTTCAAGATCGTTAAGTCACCAATGGCCGCATCAAGCGAGTGGATCTTGTTTGGTGCTATACCGTTACGGTTCTTGACCTTACCTAACTTCCCTGTACCAACACGGACCCGGTGCTGTCTGATCACATCCCCGATGACTGTCCTCACCGACTGACCCTGCCAAGTTTCGTAAGCTTGCTTGACCAGGAAGCCGCTAGGGGTTGTCCACCTCAACGGGGTGTCGTTGGCTATGCATATATTTGAGATGGCTTGGAGCCAGTCCATAGCCTTCCGGGCTTCCCCCACTACATCCCCGATAGAATCCCATATCTGCCTAGCCAGGAAGGCGCTCGGCTTAAAGACTTCCTCCCACCCGAAGGGGTTTTGAACCTTTCGCTTCTTCCTCTCATCGTTGAACCAGTCGATTGTGTAAGTGATGCAGGAGTGGAGGACTCCTGAGTAGGGCACAACCATCGTCGGCCTCTTAGCCACTGCCCGGCCCACCCCGAACTCCAGCCAGATACGAGCCATGATATCCTCAGAAGCTTTGAGCCTCTTCACAGCCCCATCAGCCACATCCTGATAGATGTCTCTGGGCACAGAGTTAGGCAGGACATTGGTGGCCTCAGCTCCCACCGGGTCACGCATCAAGAGTGAGTAGAGCTGAAGGCCGTTGGAGGAGCCGTCTATTGAGACAGGTAGATGCGAGACGTAGCCCCTTCCAAACTTGAGGAATGAGGTGAAGTCTGCGCACCAAGCGAGGAAGGCCCAAGGCTTGTCCGCCTTCCCCCAGAGTGAAGTTGTCCCCATAGGATCATTGCCTACCGCCTCCACCATCTCCCGGTTCTTGTGAACCCATTGCACCCTGTCATCGAGCGATACCTTGTCCTCTCCCCAGCAGTTAGCCCCATGGATCGTCAGCCACTTCTCCCCTTCGTCAGATTCAATGGCCTTGCCCTGGGCGAACATCAGCATAGAGCGAGCTTCGTCACTCCCCTGGGGCTGGAGGAAGTAAACGCGGGGGTACTTGCGGCCTCGGAAGTCCATGTACCAAGGAAAGAAAATCTCCTCGTTGATGAACTTCTTAGCCATCCAAAGTATCTTCGTGATCTGCAAGCGCTTCGAGGCTTCGGCGTTGTTCTCAAAGCGTATCCGGGCAGCAAGCTTCCTCCACTTCCGCCGGGCTTCCTCGTTCGTCGCGATGTCCACAGGCTTGCTGGGTATCTCCTGGCCGTTGGCAGAAGGTAGCCCCCCAATCTCGATCTCATTCTCCCAGCAATACGTCATTGCATCGTAGACGTTGGAGTTGATGATCCAGGGAACACGTTGGAGCTGATTAACCGCAGCCTTTGGCTCATGGATATCCAAGGCGTTGAGTTCTTCCAGGTGCGTCTTGTCCCTCGTCTTTACCAAAGGCCGGGGGTGAACATGCTCGGTGAGGTAGCCGCCGTTGTACACGTCGGTCCAGTCAGCGGGCCGCTCAACAAGAGGAAGGTACAGCGGGGACAAGTCTTCGGCGTAGTTGTGTGCCCCCTTCATCCATTCAAGCAACGCCTCTGTGGGGTGAACGTAGGTAGCCCTCTTCCCCAGAAGCCCTGTCCTCGTGGTGATCTCTATAAGCCCGGTCGCTTGCTTCATCAGCTCCACCAAGACCATCCCGACCTTAAGCCTCTCGGTCCTGGGCCATATTGCGAAGTTCTGATCTGTGAACTTCTCAGTGTTCGCCAGGAAGCGACGCTTGGTGGTGTAGCCGGGGATTCTCTTGACAAGCTTCATCTGATCTCGCCAGAGGTCTGGCTCCTTTGCCTTCAAGTCCCTCCACCTCACCTCGTCCTCAATCATCCGGGCCACCTTGAAGGCTATCTTGGTGATCTTCTCATGCATCGAGATCGAATCAAGAACAGTCCGAGCGGTAATCGCCGCCGCTAGATCAGTAGCGATAAGATCAATGTACGGATACGCAGCTGACCGCTGGCCTACAGGCTTGAGTGTCACCGTCCGCTTCCATTCCCGGATAGCATCGGAGAGTAGATTCACCGACTCGGTAAGAAGCCGACGCCCTACCGGGTGCTGGGTTTCCATACCGTGCATGGATACCCGGTTCACCTTCTTCCAGTAGCGGTCGATTCCCGTCTCGCGCATCTCGCGCTCAAGGTCTGATTGTCGCATGTTCCCGTTTCGTCCCTGAAACGTGGCACCGCCCCGTGCCACAGCCTAGATATCAGCAAGTCCATTGCCTTAGTGGATAGTTTACGCCAAAGAGAAACCCAAGAGCCTAAGCCCTTGGGTTCCTTGAAGAGAAAGAAGATCATGTGGAAGTGGATAGATCATACAAAGATTTTAAGACTGGTGCGGACGGTGGGACTCGAACCCACAACCCATTGAAAGGGGGCAGATTTTAAGTCTGCTGTGTATACCTGTTCCACCACGTCCGCTACTCCTGGGCACCGCTTTATGCCACAACGTCCACAACCAGACTAGGTTGTCTGTGAGGCTCCAAGGACTTGATGGCGTTCACTAGATTATGAGGAGCAAGGTGAGCGTATCGTAACGTCATCTCCATCGACTTATGCCCGGCAAGTTCCTTCACCGTGAGAATAGGAACCCCCCGCTGGACGAGCCGGGAACAGAACGTGTGACGCAGGGCATGGGGAACATCATCTCCCGTAGCCTCCCAGTCCATGTGAAGCCTCAAGCGATCCCACCACCTCCTGATGTGATTACTATCCGCCCAAACCCATGGCCCCTTCTCGTGTCTCCTCATCGCTTCAAGACCGTCCCGGACAGCCAGCGTCATAGGTAGCCCCCTGGGGCTCTCGCTCTTGGTATCAGCCAAGACCACAAAGTCCCCTTGAATATCCCGCCACTCAACCCCGCGAGTCTCGCTGACCCTCAAGCCAGTATCCGCCTGGAAGCGTACCCAGTGTCCAAGGTCTGGATGCCCCATGTGATTGAAGAAGCCCACCATGCGTTCAAGTTCCGCATCAGTAAACCAGCGGATACGATTGACCCCCTCCCGGAGCCTCTTGATCTTGGGCTTTTCCTTGATGATCCCAAGCTCCGTAGCCACTGACAAGCACTTGCTCAGGCTCGCCATCTTCCGGTTGATCGTGCCGTTGGAGTTGCCTAGACCCTTCAGTGACACAACAGCCTTGTCGATCACAAAGGCATCGATCTTCCGAATGTCTATATCCAGACCAATGACCTCCCCGACAAGTTCCGCGTTCCGGGCTAAGGAGTCCCCGGCCTTCTTGTCTACCCAGGCCGTCAAGGATGTGTAGTCAATCATCTCCCGGAGGGTCCGAGGCTTCTCGCTGGACACCCGCTCCTTGCCCCCCATGTCAGGAGAGCGGCCCGCGATAGCGTCGGCCCTGGTCTGAGCCTCCCATATCTCCGCCTCCTCGTAGTTCTCAAACTGCCTGCGCCACCTGTCTAACTTGTGGCTGACCGTGGCCTGCCAGCCCTTACCTCTTGCTTTGATGCTCATAGTAGATTCTCCAATGTCCCCTTCAATCTTCGGCCTGATACCGTCAAGGAGACGAGTTTTTGTCTGCGGTCCATGAGGTCTTCATGGGCCTCTACAAGTTTAAGTCCGGGCCGACGATGGCGGCTCCAAGCTCCCAAGGACGCTACGTTCCTACTGACCGACGATTGAGCAAGCCCGCTACGCTTCCCCAGTTCGGTCATCAGGATCGGCTCCGGGTGAGCCTCGGCTACAAGGATGAATGTCACCATCGTCTGGGCCTGCATCTCCGGGTCCAGTTGCCTGAAGACTTCCAGGCAAGCGAGTAAGTTTTTCATTGGGTGTCCAAACCAGGTTGCCTCTCCAACAACGTAGGAAGAACTCTCCATCATCCCTCCAGGCGGATAGATGCGCCGGTGGATGGGTAAAGTCAAACCAAAGATGCCCAAGGTCGAAAGGTACACGCACGAACATACACCGCTCCTTATGCTTCCTCCTCCCTCGAAGTCCATAGAGTTTATTTTTCATGATGAGTCAATCCCGGAGGCTCTGACCCCTATAGGGGAACTGGTCTAGCCAGCAGGAAACTGCAACTTCAAAAGGCCCTGGGGGGCTGAAAGTGGGGGCTGCCGGGAATCGGCTACTCAAAGAACCCCCGCCGATCAAGGGGAGTCCAAGATCGACGGGGGATTCAGGAGAAACCTATTCTTCCGGGAGCAGTATACCCGCAACCATCAGCACGACGGCCCCTACGCCGATAAGAGCAAATATGCTAGTCATCATGGCGTGCCTCCTTCCCGGTCATCACGACCTGCTGCCTGGGCGAGCACCCGGCCAGCAAGCAACCACGCTTCGTCACGCTCCTTAGGCTCGGCTTGGCGGATATCTGCCAACTGGTCGATGGCAAGGCCGTACCGGGCGTGGAGGGCTGAGAGGGCTTCGAGGAGTGTTTCAGGCGTCAAGGGCTGTAGCATCATGCTGCACCTCCTTCTGCCTTGGCGATGGCTGCATTCATGCGGTCCAAGCGACGGCTTGCGAACAGCAGATTAGGGGCGGCATGATCGGCAGCCACTTTGGCGACGTACTGCCTCGCCGCCTTCAACTGCTTCAGCAGTTCAGGCGCGGCGCAGATGAGAGCCATATTTGCGGCCTGCTCGTCGAGGGCTTGCGGGCTACCTGTACCACCGTCGCCTTGGTATATGTGGGCCACCCTCTTGATGAAGCCATCCGGCGTAATAGCCTGCGCGCAGTTGGTTTCTTGGTATGGCTGACCCTTGTATTGCTTTACGCTATCGGGTTGCATGCTCCCGCACCTCCCGCCAGCGTGCCACGGTCCCGGTGTGTGTGTAGATTCAGTCACGCTGCACCTCCATTTCCTCGTGATTGGATTTCCTTCAGGCGGCGGATCGCTTGATCCACATCGGCCTGCGTGTCCTTGTGCTCCGGCTGATTCTCGGCCAGTTGCTCCATGTGGGCGACAAGGATGCCGGTCAGGTAGGCGCAGCAGTCCGCCGTCTGATCCGCTCCCCATACACCATCCGGGTCGTCGTACTCCGGCACGGGCCCGTCCAGTTTCGAGGACGGGTAGCCGGTCAGGTCGAGCAGGTGCAGCAGGTCGTTGTAGTGGTCGTGGATGTTCATGGCTCTATTCTCCTGTCGTGTGAGCCTCGTTGTCGTGGTCCCGTGAACGTCACGGGGCCGGAAGCCGCCTGGGTGCCAACGTGGGCAGTCCAGGCGGTGGGGGCGGGAATCATATACCCGACCCTGAGCGGCAATGGCCCGCCTCGATGCCACGGATGAAGGCTCTCAGGAGTCCATGCAGTTCTCGCTTTGGGATGTGGCCCGTGTTCAGTGGGGTGGTCGATCCGTGGCCGTCTGAGCAGATACGCTCCAACTCCACGCCTCCGTAGGCGTGGTCAATGTAGTAGTGGCCGGGGTTGGCGGAGAGGCTGCCATCGGCTCTCCGCTCCGGGCGGTGCATTTCAGCGGGTGAGCCTGTTAGCCTGTTCAGGTGGTCGGCTTGTCGATGTAGGTCGGCTTTGGTGATACGTTGCATTCTGGTTTCTCCTGGTATTGAATGCCTGAGTGGATGGTTCAGGTCGAAGCCTAGCAGCCTCGACGGCGATTGGATTCCTGCCGGGCCTCACCGTCTATCTCATCGTGTAGGGCGACGAATGGCCCGATGAGTCGGAATAGAACGTAGAGGAGTACGAGGGTCAGGAAGGCGATGTAGAGGGAAGTGAGCATGGTAGGTTCTCCTGGAGGTGAAGGTTTCAGAAGGTCGCGATATGTTCAGGGGTGACCGACGACGCTGCATCCTCGATGAACAGGTAGGTTCCGCCATTGTCTGAAGTGTAGGGTTCGGGCAAGTCAGCCAGCCAGTACAGGCTCCACAGTTGATCCACGGTGAGCGACTCGATGTCGTGTTCATGCTCAGGCATGGCATCCGTGAGACGGGTACGGAAGTCTTCCGCCTCACCCGTGAAGGCATCATAGGCGGCATCGTACTCGGCTTGACTGAAGGCCTCCTCGTCGAGAACGGGGTACGCGTCTAGGGACTTGGCGACT